TAGACTGTACAGCAAACATCGGTTCAACTTTATGTTGCCCCTCAATCTCTGTAATGCCACCCGGATACAAGTTAACCGTACTGATAACATCAGATGGTGCTTGCATAGGAGGCTTAACACCCAATTCAACAGCTGTTAGATAATCGAATTCCAACTTCTGCAGCATTTGTGAATCTGGTTGCGCAAACCATGCGGCACCCTTACCGTAACCATTCAAGTCCATCGACGTATGCCGAGCGATTGGAATTGGCCACTCTTCAAAGCCACCATGATATAACACTTCATCGCTATTACTGCCTTCAACCCAATAAATGGACGAGTATGGCATATTGCGACGTCCTAACTTATCCTTACGGTCTTTGTTAGGCTCAACCAACCAATTGACTGTGAATGATTGTTGCAAGCTATTTCCGTTATCGTAAATATTCTTTATGTTATCCGGACAATTTTCATACCCGAACTGTTCGACAATCTGATCAACTGTCATTTTGTATTTACGGCCAAAAATATTTACGATTTCCTTGCTGTTAGTACTAATAGCATAGGTACCTATCGGATACGATGTGAAACGAACACCAGATTCACTATCAGCAAATATTCCCATAGGAGCTTGACCCATGGTTAGTTCCATGTAAACTTGGTGAACTATGCTGTAGAAATTGGATTTAGCAAGAACCGCATACAAGATCTCCTCTCGTTCATCCAATAATTCAGCGACTTGGCTATTAGCTGCTACATCGATATTCTCCATGGTTAGCTTAAACCATTTACGGCTTGGTGGAGTAAGTCCGCTCATAACACCACTGGCAAATATTTGGCAACTTTCCCAAGCTACCGGATTTAGGATTTTACCGTTATAAGGTTCTGATTGATCTTCTTCACCATCAAATTGACCAATAAACGGCAACTGATAGTCACGCAACTGCTTCCACTTATTTACATATCGTTGCTGCGCATTAAATAGCTGAGAGAATTTCTTTCTCAATTTCGTATAATCACGCCTAACAGGTTTAACGCCCTCCGTAGGTTGTCTAGCCAGTAAAGATTCCATTTCCGCCATGCTATCCCCCTAAAATTGATTTCTGGCCGCCCATAGTCGGACCTAAGATAGTAGATTCAAAGCCACGTTTGAATTTGCGTTTAGTTTCTGCCATTTCCTCACCAGTCTGATTACTCATATTCGTTTGAACAGTTGGAGCTGGAGCAGGTGGTGTATAGTTAGCAGATGCACTCTTCATACACATCTTTATTCCTCGCTTTCTAACAAATTAAAAAGGACTGTAACTTGTATTAGCTACAATCCTATTGCCTGTTTCGCTTTTTTTAACGACCCGCGCAGCAAAGGTCAAGGCGAGAGCGTCCCCTTTATTCGGAGATGGCAACCCTCGGTCTTTCATATCTTTTTTACTTTCAAGCTGAATGCGACCATTCTTATCAATGATCGCTTCAGGCCCTACGATATCATCGTATAAGGCTTGGTCATTTGGTGGAATAGAACCACCCTCACGGAGCCATTCTTTCATCTGTCCCCACATGTAGGCTCTCATATTGAGGTATACAGGGTCATTACTCTTACCGCCAAACTCAATTAATCGCCATTTGCGCCCTAATTGCTTACCGATAGAATATATTCCTGTACCGTACCCCATATCAATGAATACAGCATCAGCTTTGTATTCGTCCTCGAACTGAGCAATCAGTTGAGCCATGCGCCAATCATCATCATTCTTAGGAATAGATGCAAGCGACTTCATAGAGTAACCTTGACGCATTACTATTTCTAAGGAGTCTGAACCAGTCCACGCAGGATCCACACCAATGATTACAGGTAGATGTTCAAATGCTCCCGGCTTATAAGATTGTTTTTGTGCTTTGTCAGCAATTTCAGTAGAGATGAATTGCAAATCTGATGCGGAAGGGAACACACCACGCACACGAACTTTGAAGAAGTCGGAATCCTCACCGTAAGCCTCTAACCATTCATCAATCTTAGCTTTGTTAGAAATCTTAACGGTTCTACTATCAATTTGATATGTATTCCAGAACTTTCTATATTTTCTAAAACATTCACGGAACCGCCCACTATTACGAGTAGGGTTACCAAATGCACACCAAATAATTTCCGTGTTAGCATCTGTAAGAGCCCCTTCAGTTACTTCCCAAATTACATCATCAATAGCAGAGGCTTCATCAAATAGAACCAATATCCGATTACCTTGGTTATGTAGACCAGCGAATGATTCAGGGGAATTCTTACTCCAAGGAATAGCATCAATACGCCATGTTTTTTCGTAGTCTTTATCACTACTGAATATAGCTGTGGCTGTGTAGGTAAACAAATCCTTAGCAATAAACATATTGTGCCATTTGCTAAGTTCTGGCCATGTTTTAGTTCGCAATTGGCCTTCTGTATTAGCCGTAACTACGCCACGAGTATTCTCATGAGTAGATATGGCAAAATGAATAAGCCATGATATCAGTGCTGATTTACCGATACCATGGCCAGATGCTACCGCTTCTTGGATAGCAGTTTGTAGGTCTTTGCCCTTCTTTAATTGTTCCCCGATGTCTTTTAAGATTTGTATTTGCCATTCATCAGGCCCTTCCATATCCTCCAATGGCGTCCCCGGCTCCCCCCAAGGATAGGCAAAATATACAAACGCTAATGGATCATGTGTAAGAGCGCCTAATGCCTCTATTAACTCATCATGTTTTTCCATTAGCTTTCTCCCGTGCAGCTTTCAATTTATCCATAGCAGACACCGTAAGCTCACCTTTGACATCGATATTTTTAGTATCTCTCCACTTTTCAGGATTACGGTTTTTCAGCCAGAATATTTGAGCCGTAACATCCGGAGGCTGTTGTTTCTTTACAACTTTAACAAGCTTTCCATTCTCGTATGTTTTCTCTTCATATTCGTAACCTATAGCACGTTTATGTAATGCATTTTCAACTTCAAGGTCAATGACTTCCTTCCCTCTTTTAAGGGACTGCAAAAACTGCGGCGAACTCTTTTTCCAGTCGTATAAAGTTCTAATCGAAATACCTATATTTTTTGCTATTTGCTCATCAGTAAGGCCATCACGAGCCCAACCTTCCGCACGCAATAAATTATCTGGGTCAGTTAGCCAGTTTTTTCTATTTACTCGCAATGGATCATCACCTCACTTTAATGTATTACCGCCCTTGCGAATCATCTTCCCATTTTTCCTTACACATAATCCGCATGAATTTTTACTAGCACTTGAATGCGTAATATAGGATTGACATAGGCCATCGTAAAATATTTCATTGGCCGTACATATTCCATTTTTATTATTCAAGCATTTGTGCTTGATGCAGTGTATTTGTGTCATAATTTTCTGTAACAAAAAAGGCACATCAATTACGATGCGCCTTTTTTGTGTTTGGTATTTTAAATGTTTAGGAGATGAACTCATGTTCTTCCACATACAATATATCATAGATATAGGGGACTTAAAAGGTCGATATTAGCCGTTTACCGCCGATTTCCGTCGGAGTTTATACCCGAGCTCAACAAGTGCCAAATTCTTATATTCTTTTCCTTGTGATTCGCCGTAACCAACAAATGAATATGCCCCCTTAGCAGACATACCATTGATATATTGTTGCATGAGGATAATCGAGCCAACCGTATTAGTTAATGTATCGATCATATGACAAGCATCATCACGTTTAGTCAGTAGTTCATGGATTTGACGTTTATACCTCATTTCCATATTTAGTAGCCGATTAATATCATCTTCAATTCCTGATGGTTCACCGCCGTCTACTCGTTCCTTCCCGTAGTTTACTGCACGTAACGATGTGATATCGCTTTTAATACGTTGGATATTACGTTTTAACGATTTAATCCTCAATGCTGCCTTACTTGCTTCGTGTAGATACTCATATGCAAGTTCACGATATTCTTTTTTACTAAGTTCTACCATAGGACCACCACACAGACAATATTTAAAACAAACAAAATACTACATATTACTATATCCCGTATTTGTGATCTAATAATTTTCTGCAATTGCATCCAATATGCATAAGAAACCATAAAATGTTTTAATGCAGCAGCTTCACGATAAGAGTAATAGGACATTTTAAAAATAACCACAAGGTAAATCGCCAGTAGAATGTTTATAACAACCATTTCATTCATGGGTATCACCTGCTAGTCTTACATATTCAGGTGTGGTTTTATAAACTCCAGTAGTTGTTTGTGTCCAACTTGTACGACCACCACTGTAATAATATATAAAGCCATTTTTAAACTTAGCAAAGTGCATATTTACATCATCACCATAGCATGTAGTAACGATTATAGGTGTATCAATTGTTACTTCCGACCAATTAACAATATCTAAACATTTTGTGATATCCAACACTTCATTAGGTTGCATTTCAGGGATTAAGCCTATAAAAGCATCAGTACACTTTGTTGTTCCACCACTATTTGGGTCTATTTCATTACTCCCTATACGAAAAGCAGGCTTTTTTTTGGATAAGTACATACATCCATTACCTGCTTTATAATAATATAGCCACCCATCCTCATATAGCTTTAATAATATCCATTCTTGACCTTGTTTGTCGCTAATCATAATTTTCTACCTCTCTATAAGTCGTTTCGAATTCATTTACCTCATGAACTTTAATTTTACCTTTATGATCTTTAACAATATAATTACCTTTAAAAAATTCGATTCTTCCATCATCTGTTATGATTTCTAATGATGCGTTTTCATACCAATCAATACCAATTACATCACCAACAAAATCGACTATTTCCATAACGTTAGTGCCGTTATATTGCACAGCTTGAATTTCATTAACCCTTTTCTCATATCGTCTAAACATTTTCTATCCACTCACCTATTATGATAGGGCGGATATTTCACCACCCATATCCTTTACTTATAAAACAATGGTAAAAACATCATAATTGTTATACAAACTAATAACACAAAACTCCACGCTAACATTCCAACTATTACAGTTTCAAACACTTTATCTTTCATTTTTGGTTACCGCTAAAATAAGCTTTTTTTTAATTCGCTTTCACCTTTAATACACACATTTTTAGTTTTGCAGTATACATCAATATATGTTTCATTACGATTGCCATTGTGTGTTACTTCGATAAATTCTTCGATAGTCCGACCACTAACAATGGCTTTCCAGTTTTGTAGGGTTTTACAAAACCAAACAATGAACATATCTTCTGGTTCAACAGTTTGATAGCCTAAATTTTCAATCAACACTTTACGAGCTACTTCAATTGCTTTTGTTTGTAATTTTTACATATTTTTAGTCTCCTTTAAAAAATACTAACCATACTGTTTTACCTCTGCGTTGGCCAAATTTTGGCTCACTAGGAAGTAACCCTTTAATCATAGGCAATGTTATTTGTTCTTCATTCCATTTAAATATCATCGTTCCATTTGGTTTTAGTACTCGCCAACACTCAGATAACCCTTGTTTAATATCCTCTTGCCATGTTTGTTCTAATCGACCATATTTCAATGCCAAGAATGATTTATCACCTACTTTTAATAAATGTGGTGGATCAAACACTACTAAGTGAAAGCTCTCATCTTCAAAAGGCATCTTGCGGAAATCTGCAACAATATCAGGTTTTACAATTAACTTTCTACCGTCACAAAGAGTTGTATTTTCTGTTCTGTTATCCATGTATACAGTATCTTTGCATTCCCGATTGAACCAAAACATTTTACTACCACAACACGCATCCAATATCTTCACTAGCATTCCTTTATTAAATCCGATTTAACGCCTTCCATTCACTTAACGTAAAAGTGGAAATACTATGTTTCTTAGCAAATTCAAATTCGCCATTACAACCTCGGCTAGACTCCCACTCTGGACACAATACTAAAATGTCACAATGTCCAAGCAGGCTTAAACAGATATCTAAACCTTTTTGATACTCAGACCCCGTTAGATATACATATCCAAAGTTATGTATAGGGGAGACGTAATCATGACTAGCATCATTTAAAACCAAGTCTCCCATGATCACATCAATCTTTTTACGATTGCTTTCCTTGCCCCCATAAGGATGAGCGACATAGACTAATTTTTTCTTCATATCATCAACCTTTCAACGTTTCAATATGTACCC